TTTCAGACTCCAAGTTATAGACGCGCTCCGCCATCGCGGTTGCGATGAATCAGAGTTGCGTCTAGATTGTTAAAGAACGTTCAGTTGTTGCGTATTACATAGACTAAGACTTTCGCCCCCTTGTAAAGTTTCGCTAGCCCATCCCGCGAATCCGTTAGTCCATTCGGATTAGGTATAAACCCGTATGCGCTAGCACCTGCGCCTAGTTGAGAATGATTCTCATATGCGAATGCGTCTCATTCTCATGCCGGGGGTGAGACCTTTTTTACTTCCGCTGGCTCCTATAGTTCTAAAGACCACTAAAAATTTTCCTAAACTTTTTTACTCTCACCAACAACACTTAAATTTATCGCACACCTATCCCCATAGCTTTTTACTTCACACTTCACTATACTGCCGCACTAGCTTCCACACTGCGCAGCCCGCGCACCCAACTACCACACTTGCCACACCTGCCACACTTGCCACCATGCAAACTTTGCCCGCCCGCACTGCTGCAGAAACTAGAGCGCTAGAACTTTTAGGCCAGGGGGTTCCTCAGGAGCAAGTAGCACTAGCTCTTGGAATTACTCCGTCCGCAGTTTCGCAAATGATGGCGCAAGAAGATTTTGCAGCCGCTGTGCAAGAAGCCAGATATTTGAATCTCGCAGACAAAAATAAACGAGACGGCACACTGGACACTTTGGAAGATGCAGCAATTGAAAAACTAAAAGGGCTGATGGATTTAGTAATGAAGCCCATGGAAGCTGCAAGAATTTTGCAAGTTATAAATGGTGCAAAGCGGCGCGGATCTTCTGCTCCTGAGCACGTAACCAATACAAGAGAAGTTGTAAATCTTACACTTCCAATTGCAGTTGTAAACCAGTTTAAAATTACCACCACTGCAGATAATAGAGTAGTCTCCGCAGGTACTCAGGAACTCGTAACTATTCAGTCTTCGCGAGTTTCTAACTTGCTAGCGGCTGCACAAACTGCTGGGAAAGGAAATGAAAATGATGGGACTCACGCAAAAAGAGCTCTTACTAATAGCGCAGGCTCACGCGCAAACGGCGGAAATCAAAAAGCCATCGATTTTGACTTCTAAAATCCTGCCTGCGGTAGCAAAGGACAGGGAAAAATCTATTCAACTTCTCCAGCGTACGCTAGCTCTTACAACGAAGAATGAAGAAGTAGCCTATGTCTCAGTTGGATACTCAGCTCGCTAGTACCAGCATCAGTGCTGGCGAGGGAGAAGTAGTAGAAGAAAACTTTCGTACCGAGCAAGTAATTGAGATTGCTAAATCCGATCTCAATTTTCTTGCCGGTCTTGCTTTGCGTGAAGCATTTGTATTTTTCTTTCCTCCCATTTTTATTGCTGTTTGGAAGTGGCTTCTGCAATGTGTGCACGAAGTTCGTACATTTCCAAAACTAGCTCTTGGCTTGCCTCGTGGCTTTGGCAAAACTACAGTTATTAAACTCTTTGTTCTTTACTGCATTCTCTTTACTACCAAGAAGTTCATTGTAATAATTTCTTCTAACAGTTCTCTGGCAGAAGCTATTCTAATGGACGTAATTGGAATGTTGGACGATAAAAACATCAAGGCCCTGTTTGGAGACTGGCGAGTAGGAGCAGAAATTGATCGACAGGATCTTAAAGTTTTTGGTTTTCGCGGTAGAAACGTCATTCTTCGTTCGGTTGGTGTTGGTACTGGCATTCGTGGTATTAACTACAAAATGCACCGTCCAGATGTAATGATTTTTGAAGACGCTCAAACTCGCGAAGCTGCAGACTCAGAAACCGAAAGTAATAACATCTACAACTGGATGCTTGGCACTGCAATGAAAGCCAAGTCTCCGTTTGGCTGCATGTATCTGTTTATCGGAAACATGTATCCTACCCCGAATTCTATTCTTCGCAAACTCAAAACTAACAGCCAGTGGACAAAGTATATTGTTGGCGGAATCCTGTCTGACGGAAGTTCTCTCTGGGAAGAGCTGCATCCGCTAAAGCAACTGCTGCAAGAATTCCAGCATGACCTAGAATCTGGCAAGCCTGAGATCTTCTATTCCGAAGTCCTAAACGATGAGAATGCTTCGGTAAATAATCTCATCGATATTTCAAAGATTCCCAAATATCCGTACACAGAACATGATATGCCGCAGGGCGGGTTTATTCTTATAGATCCTGCCACGGATAAGAAAGATGCGGACGCTGTGTCTGTGGGACTTTTTGAAATGTACGATGCAACTCCCGCACTCACAGAATTGGAAGAGGGTTCATTCTCCCCAGGTGACACCATTAGAAAAGCCATTACAATGGCACTATCGAACAACATTCGACTCATCGTCATTGAGTCAAACGCATACCAATACACACTGAAATACTGGTTTGATTTTATTTGCCAGCAACTTGGAATCTATGGTCTGGAAGCGGTAGAAATCTACAGTGGCCACTATAGTAAGAACTCTCGCATCATCAACATGTTTAAGCAACTTCTCGCAGGATAAGTAAGAGTTCATCCAAACTGCAGTCCGCAAGTAAATTTGCAAATCACAAACTTTAATCCTCTCCGCAGAGATAACACAGACGGAATTCTTGACCTGCTTGCCTACGCTCCTCGTGTGCCAGAACTCTACTCAGAATTCATTTCTTCTCAGTACGAGGCAGTTGTGCAAGAAGGTTCGCAGCACGAAGTTGTAGATGCTATAGAAAACTGTCCTTTTTAGGTGCGCCAAATGACTGATCGGGTTTCTGTTTCTGACACCTTTGACTACCAGTCTACGGTTCCTACGTTGGAATCGGAATTGCGCACGCTCGCGAAAAAGCAAGCAGAACAGAAATCTGGCTACAAAGCAATGAGTCTCTTGCCACTAGCAACGCGCCAGTCAGTAATGGTTGACGGCCCTAACTTTAAACTTGCTTTGCCGGAAATTGTTGTAGGAGTTATTGATGCAGTTAAAGCTCCTATCGGAGCTTGGCGCGGAGAATTTGATCCTGACTCTCCTGAAGGAGTAATGGAAGCACTAAATCTTGCTACCAATGTTTTTGGTGGATCTGTCGTAACTGCTGGAACAAAGCCAGTTAAGCCAGGCACTCTAAATATGATGGCTGGGCGCGGAGCTGCTACTTGGGATCAAGTTCCTGTAACTCAGAAGTTTCGTGGAGTGGAAGGCCGAGCGAAGTTTGAGATTCCTGACGTTGGCGCTAAGTTGGATGAGGAAAAACTTTTTGGTTCTATCAAAACTCGTGGAGCTTATTGGAAGCTGGAAGAAATCTTTGATCATCCAGAACTCTATAAAGCATATCCACAGCTTAGAAATCTGCCTGTGAAATTTGACCGTACACCAGAAACTAATTTTAAAGGACGAAGTGGACCTCCGGGAATTGAAATTGATATTCCTTTTGGCTTTAACGAGCTAAAAATTAGAGATATTACTTCAGTTCTTTTGCATGAAATTCAGCATATAATTCAAGACTTTGAAAAATTTGCAGGAGGGACATCCCCTAGCTGGATTAATAATTTTGCAACTCAAAAAACTCTAGGAATTACAAAAATCTCTCCTAACCAAACTCTTACCGCAGAAGACATAATTGAGCTTACAATGAAAGAGTTTAAAATGCCTGCCTCTGAGCGCGCAACTGAACTTGCTAGGCTCAAAGCAGATAAAGACTACGTAGACTACTTTGGGACTGTTGGCGAAGGCGATGCTCGTCTAACTTCTAAACGGTATCTTGAATATAGTACTCTAGAAGAATTAATGAAGAATCCTATCTGGCAAGGCGGAGTCCAGCGTCAGGATCTTTACGAAATTCCTATAGATAAAATGAGTATTTTGGTTCAGTCACGAAGTATGCCATTTCCGCAAGTTCCTGCAGGGTACACAACTCCCGCATACAAAACGGTTCCGACTGCTCCTCCCACGCCTACTCCTACGAGTAAATAATTATGCAAGAAGATCCTAGCTTTATTCTTGGCACAGCAGCCAAAGCAAAGAAAGAGAATGAGATTGCTGCTCTAATGCAACTGATTCCTACTCTTTCTCTGCTGGAACAACTGCGCAAACTTGGCGAACCTGCAAAGAATATGTCAAAAGATCCTAGTACTGGTGCGCTTTCTCGTCCAGGAGATACGCAGAAACCTCCTTCTCGCACAACTCCAGTAGATATTAAAGAAGCGCCAGTTAATCGTGCCGGAAAAGTAGAGCCTGTGCCTATGGATATGGACGCAGTGGCTAAGTTCTTTAAACTTGTGTAACTTATAAGAGATCAATCATGGCAGCGCCCACTCCATACGCCCTTTCGAGTGTTTCTCACGACGGAATTGTAGAATTCTTTGATCAGGCGTATGAGATGCTTTCTTTGCAGCTCTCTACACGCTCGCGCTTTGAAAACATTGATCGTCAGTATCAGCGAGAAGTGGATGCTACTACCGAGCATCAGCGAGCTAAAGCTGCCAATCGCACTTACGATCCCACTAGATTTCAAAACATCATTGTTCCTGTGGTAATGCCTCAGGTTGAGAGCGCCACGTCTTACCTGACTGGCGTATTTCTTACTGGCTTTCCCATTTTTGGTGTGGTTTCTTCTCCAGCTTTTATTAATGAAGCACTGCAACTAGAAGCTGTTGTTGCAAACCAGCAGATTCGCGGCGGCTGGATTCGTGAGTTCATTAAATTCTTCCGTGACGGAATGAAGTACAATCTTCAATTCATGGAAGTAATGTGGGAAAACGAGACTTCTGCAGTTTTGGAGCCAGGAATTAGGACTGGTTCTACGCAAGCAAAACAAAGTATTTGGTCGGGCAACGTTGTTCGCAGACTTGATCCGTATAACTGTTTCTGGGATACTCGCTATCAGCCAGCTGATGTGCATCGTCGCGGAGACTTTAATGGCTACACGGATCTTATGTCTCGCATCGAATTGAAAAATTATATTCAGTCTCTTTCTACTTCTGCCAAGCAACTTGCTCGCCTGCGTCCGGCATTTGAGAGTTCTGTAGAAAACACCTACTACATTCCCAGTATTAATCTTGATACTTGGTCACAAGAGGGCGAGCGTAAAAAGTACGGTGGTATGAACTGGCTTGCTTGGGCTGGCCTGGATCGCAAAGAAAAAGGCATTGATTACAAAGAACTCTACGAAGTTACCCGACTCAATGCTCGCATCATTCCTGCAGAATTTAACATGAATGTGCCAGCTGCAAAGCAACCGCAGATTTGGCGTTTTGTAATTGTGAATAAGAAACATGTGATCTACGCAGAACGGCAAACCAACGCACACGGCTATCTGCCGATGCTTATTGGTCAGCCGCTGGACGATGGTCTTGGCTATCAGACGAAAGCTCTTGCAGAAAACGTAGAGTCTTTTCAGCAACTAGCTTCTGCGCTCACTAATTCTAACATTGCTTCTCGTCGGCGTGCGATTTCTGATCGTGTGCTTTACGATCCTTCTCGCATTTCTCCGCGAGACATTAATTCTGACAATCCTGCAGCTAAGATTCCTGTGCGCCCGCAAGCATATGGAAAGCCGCTAGGCGAAGCAGTGTTTCCATTTCCGTATCGGGAAGATCAAGCTGCGTACAATATGCAAGAAGTTTCAATGGTTTCGCAGTTTGCAAATCAAATCTCCGGCCAGAATCCTGTGCGCCAAGGACAGTTTGTTAAAGGAAATAAAACTAAGGTTGAATTCCAGGATGTGATGGGCAATGCTACTGCCCGAGATCAAATGACTGCAATGGTCATTGAAGATCAAATCATGACTCCTGTAAAGGAAATGATCAAAACAAACATTCTGCAGTACCAAGGCGCAGAGACTCTGTACAATCGAAATACCAAACAGCAAGTGAATGTTGATCCCATTGCACTACGTAAAGCTGTGATGGAATTTAAAATGTCTGACGGACTTATTCCTTCGGACAAACTTATTTCTGGTGACGAGTGGATTGCAGCTCTGCAGTTTATTGGCAGTACGCCAGAAGTTAAGGCTGGCAACAATCTTGCCCCTGCAGTTTCGTACCTCATGAAAGTTCGTGGTGCAGACCTGCGAGAGTTTGAGAAGTCTCCTGAGCAAATGGCGTATGAGCAAGCGCTGGGTGCTTGGCAACAGACCACAATGGAAATTGCTCAAATGAATATGAAGGCTTCGGATCCTTCGCAACGTCAAGAGTTTCCGCCGCAGCCCCTACCTGCGGATTACAATTACACTCCTGGAGGCCCAAGTGGCAGTAAGAATCCCGACCAAGTTTGATCGCTACTCTTTTGCAGACACTGGAGAATCTTTTGTTCTCAGTGACACTCAGCGCCAGCACATTCAGAATTTTATGGCTGATGATGCTGAGCAGCGTCTGGGTCTGCAAGTAGATACGTTAAATGTTTCTGCCTTTGTGCAAGCAGAAGCCTACTTAAAAGGTAGAATGGAATTTGCACAGTACTTGCTTGACATTTCAATCGCAAACATCAGCAGCAATGCTGAATCTCCTGGAGAGTAAAAATGAGTATTTTTGAATCGATCTTTGGTAAGGCTGCTCCTGAAACTCCGGTTGCTACTCCTGCTGCTGCGCCTCCTCCTGCTGCTCCTGGGGCAGAAATTTCTGCAGCCGGCGGAACTCCGCAGCCTGAAGCATCCCCGCTAGATGCTTTTAAGGATTTGTTTAAAATGGAACCTCCCAAGTCTGGGGAGACTTCTGAACAAAATCCGTTTGCAATTGATCCGGATTCTATTTTCAAGAGTGCTCAGACTACAGACTTTACCAAAGCTATTGATAATGATACTTTGGCAAAGATTGGTGGCGGCGGCGAAGAAGCTCAACAAGCTTTTCTTGTCGCAATGAACAAGATGAACCAAATGTCGTACGCATATGCAGCGATGCTTGCCACAAAAATGGCAGAACAGGCATCTTCGCATACGCTGACTAAGGTTAAGAGTCTTGTTCCTGATCTCGTTAGGCAGATGCGGGTTAACGAGGAATTCAGTGATAGTCATCCTGCTCTAAATCATCCGGCTACCGCACCAATGATTGCGGCTTTGGTTACGCAATTTTCGGCTAAACATCCGGAAGTGTCGCCAAAAGAAATCAAGAAAATGGCAGCAGATTACCTTGTAAATGTTGGTAAGCTTTTCAACAGTAACGAGCAGAGTGAAAATCTCGGACTTGTTGATAAGACCAACCTTACTCCGCGTAAGCCTGCTGAAACTGATTGGAGTAAATTCCTCTAACCTAAGGAGCTTTTGCTATGGCTTTCAATCGCTTTATGATGCGTGATGGCAATGATGTTCGTCCTGGTCGTGCAGGCGACAGTGTTGCTCAGCCCGCGATTTTTGTGCAAACTACGGACAGCAACCAAAACATTTCTGTTGCTGCTCTGGCTTCTGGTGTGTACGCTCGCACGCTCGGTGCTGCACGTTCTGATACTCTTCCGACTGCTACTGATATTCTGGCTGCGGAAGGTTTCAAGAACATGGACATTGGTGATGCTTATCGTTTCACCATCAGTGTTCGTTCTGCATTTGCGCTGACTCTGGTTACCAACACTGGCATTACTCTTGTTGGTAATACTGGCGTTGCTTCTAACGGCGTTCGTGACTATCTTCTGGTTCGTACTGGCGCTGCCACGTTCGATCTGGTGGGTCTGTAATTCGCGCACACATCTTTCTGAAAGGAAACAAAAATGCCTATCGGTACCCTGAATACGAACCAGTTTACTCAAGATCATGCAAAAAAGAGTTTTGCTGGCATGATCACTCGGCTTATGCCGAACGGCGAAGCTCCGCTGTACGGTATGACTAGCCGACTGAAAGAGGAAACTGCCCTGCAATCTGAGCATGGATTCTTTTCTAAGACCATGCTGTTTCCGCAGATGACTCTGTCTGCTGCTGTGGCTGGTGCCAGTGACACGACTTTTACTGTCGGCAGTACTGCTAATCTGCTGCCGGGTATGCTGATGCGCGCTGCTAGCACTGGTGAGATTGTTATCATTAACAGTATCATCGGGCCTACGCAAGTGCAAGTTGGTCGTGGTATTGGTAACGTGGCTGCCGCTGCTATTGGCAACACCGTTACTCTTTACCAAGTCGGCAATGCTTACGAAGAAGGTTCGCTGCGTCCCGTGGCTCTGCAAATCAGCCCGGTTCGCATCACGAATCTGACGCAGATTTTTCGCAATTCGTGGGCTATTACCGGTTCGGCTGCTGCTACGCAAATGCTGGCTGGTCAAACCAACATTGCTGAGTCGCGTCAAGATTGCGCTGCTTTCCATGCTGTGGATATTGAAAAGGCTCTGTTCTGGGGCCAGCGATTCCAAGGCATTCGGAACGGTCAGCCTTTCCGCACGATGGACGGTCTGCTGAGTTTCGTTAACAGTCTGGCGTACTATCCTTCGTACATGGGCGCAGTTAACGTGTTCACTGCTGGCGGCACGACGACTTACGCACAGCTCGAAGGTTTCCTGGATGTTTGCTTCAATCAAAACACCGATCCGAAGCAAGGCAATCGTCGAGTTCTGTTTGTTGGTGGTAACGCAAAGCGCGTTATTACTAACATTGCTCGTCTGGCTACCGGTCACTCTGTTGATATTCAGCCGAAGGAAACTTCTTACGGTCTGCAATACGACGAGTTCCGTTCGCCGCGGGGCACGTTCAACATGGTCGAGCATCCGCTGTTTAACAGCAATTCTGATTGGCAGCGTGTTGCGTTTGCTGTTGACCTTGGTACTTTCAATCTGGCGTATCTGCGCCGGACGGAAAACAAAGAGTTCAACAGTTCTGGCAATCAGGCTCAGGACAATGGCGTGGATGCGGAAGGTGGCACTCTTACCACTGAGCTGACTTGTCTTGTTAAGAACCCGCCGGCTAACTCTGTGGTGTTTAACCTCACTGCGGCTGCTGCTGGCTAAGGAACTTCGGTTCCTCCAGGGACTGGTTTGCTGGATCCAGTATAAAAAATCCAGCACTTTTACTAACCTGGAGAATCTACTATGTCTGAAGAAAAGAAGTTTCATGTTTATAAGCACGTTTCTGCTTCTGCGCAGTATGTGTTTGCTCATGAAGATGTGAACGGACAAACTGCACACTTTGTGAATCACGTGTATTTCACGGATGATCCGCTGAAGATTGCAGAGCTTGACCGTGTTTGTGAGCAAATGGCTCGGCAAGCAAAGAATGGCTTTACTGCTTTCATCTACATTGATCCGAATATGCGAGAAGCTTCGCAAGCTCAGATTGATCCGATGGAAGCGCTGCGTGCAAAGATTCGTGAAGAAGAGCGCAGCAAGCTGATGCAAGAGTTGCAGATTTCACAAGCACAAACGAAAGATGCAGGAAGCTACACTGCTCCCACGAACATTGTTCCTGCGCGTCCTGTTCTTGGGCAAGTCGCTCCCTCTATTTCCAACGGCCCGGTAGTAGTGAATCCAAAAACTCCTACTCCCAAGGCTGAAGATATTGTTCCCAGCAAGTAATTTGGAGGCGTAAATGGATCTGGCTGAGCTTGTATCTGAAGTCGGAGTGGCTACTTCTCGGCCAGATCTTACGGCTAGAATTACTCAGGCAGTAAAAGCTGCCACGTTAAAGTTGCATAACACAGACTACTACTTCAAGGACATGGTTAACTCCACTGTCCTTTTTAACGATGCAGATTACATTCAGAGTCTGGAATACAAGACTGTGTTTCCGCTCTGGAGGAATTTGAAGTATCTGCGCAAGTACGATTCTGCAAATGCAACTGCTACGAAATTCCTGGACATTATTACTCCTGATTTTGTAGTAGATGGCTACAGTGTAAATCGCGAAGATGTCTGCTACATGGCAGGACAGCTTTTGCATTTGCGCTCGT